TAATTGCTAAAAAACTTGAGGCCGTGGCCCGAGGAGAGCTAAAGCGGTTGATAATTAACATGCCACCTCGACATTCTAAGTCTGAGTTTGCAAGCTACTTGATGCCTGCTTGGTTCTTGGGCCGTAATCCGAAGCTAAAGATCATACAAGCCACGCACAACACCGAACTTGCGGTTAGGTTTGGACGTAAAGTGAGAGATTTAATCGATGACCCTGAGTACAAGACTATATTCCCTGAGACAAACCTTAAAGAAGATAACAAAGGCGCGGGTAAATGGGGCACTGACAAGGGCGCAGAGTACTTTGCTGCGGGTGTTGGCGCGGCAATCACGGGCCGTGGTGCGGATTTACTCGTTATTGACGACCCTCATTCGGAGCAAGATGCGTTAAGCGAGAACGCTTTCGACAACGCCTACGAATGGTACACCTCTGGACCCCGCCAGCGTCTTCAGCCTGGTGGATCGATCATAATTGTTATGACGAGGTGGGGTAAAAAAGACTTGACAGGCAGATTACTGGCCGCGCAGGGCAACGATGTGATGTCCGACCAGTGGGAAGTTGTAGAGTTTCCAGCGATTATGCCGTCAGATGAGCCCTTATGGCCTGAATTTTGGGACAAAGCGGCCCTATTATCTATTAAAGCTGACCTTCCGGTAGGCAAGTGGAATGCCCAGTGGCAGCAACAACCGACGTCTTCTGAGTCTGCAATCATCAAAAGGCAGTGGTGGCAGGACTGGGAGAAGGAGAAGATACCGTCTCTCAGTTACATTATTCAGTCTTACGACACCGCGTTCTCCAAAAAGCAAAGCGCAGACTACTCGGCCATTACAACGTGGGGAATATTCAAACCTTCTGAGGGAGGACCAGACAATGTTGTTCTGTTGGATGCCCGCCGTGGGCGTTGGAACTTCCCTGAGTTGAAAGAAATTGCGTATGAAGAGCATGAGTATTGGGAACCTGATATGGTACTGGTGGAGGCCAAAGCTACTGGTACACCTTTGATTGATGAGCTCCGTCTTCGAGGTATTCCAGCATTGGGCTTTTCTCCAGGCAAAGGAACTGATAAGGTAAGTCGTATGCACATGGTTGCTCCGTTGTTCGAAGCTGGTATGGTGTGGGCACCAATGCATGAAAAGTTTGCGGATGAAGTTATTGAGGAAGTAGTTTCATTTCCTAATGGCGAGAACGATGACTTTTGTGATAGTATGACGTTAGCACTTATGCGCTTTAGGCAGGGAGGGTTCATCTCCCTAGTCGGCGAAGAGGAAGACGAACTAGAATGGAGGCCCCGTAAACGGGAGTATTATTGATGGCATTACCACCTAACATGGTCGCACCAGGCTTAGACCTAGCCGACACCGCAGGGCTCCCCGATGTAGAAATACCCATTGATGTACCGATGGAGTTTCCGAATGGGGCTGAAGTTATTGAGGACGGAGAAGGCGGAGCGATTGTTCAGGCTTTAATGGCTGGGCAGGGCGATCTACCTTCGCAAGAAGAATTAATTCCGTTTGATGCTAACCTATCCGAGTTTCTGGATGACGGAACTCTAGGGGAGCTATCTAGCGAACTGCGTGGTTTATACGACGAGGACCTAGAATCACGATCCGAGTGGGAAGATGCATACGTTAATGGCTTAGACCTTCTAGGTATTAAGACTGAGGACCGGTCAACACCATTCCAAGGTGCTTCTGGTATTACGCACCCGTTAGTTGCGGAGAGTGTAACTCAGTTCCAAGCGCAGGCATATAAAGAGCTACTGCCATCCGGTGGCCCAGTTAAAACTGGCGTATTGGGGGCAACTAGCCCAGAGCGCGAGGCACAGGCTACGCGCGTACAGAACTTTATGAACTACCAGATCACGGAGATCATGGAAGAGTACGATCCAGATATGGACCAGCTTCTGTATTATCTCCCGTTGAGCGGGTCTACGTTCAAGAAGGTATATTTCGATCCTACCAAACAACGGGCAGTATCTAAGTTTATTCCAGCGCAGGATTTGGTTGTACCTTACTCTGCCAGTGATTTAATGACGGCTAACCGTGTGACACATGTGTTGCGTATGGACGAGAACGAAGTCCGTAAGATGCAGGTTGCTGGTGTTTACCGTGACGTAGAGTTGCAGGCGTCGAATGACAACGAAGAAGATGCCGTAGAGCAGAAGGTCAACGAGCTACAGGGCTTATCCAAGAACTACAGCGACGATGTGATGACCATCCTTGAGATGCATGCTGATCTGGACATCGAAGGCTTTGAGGATATGGATGAGGCAACGGGCGAGCCTACTGGCATTCGTCTTCCTTACATCGTTACCCTTGACCAAAGCTCTGGGCGCATACTTTCTATTCGTCGCAACTATGACATGGAAGATCCGTTGCAGCGCAAACGGCAGTTCTTTGTGCACTACAAGTTTACCCCAGGATTGGGCTTTTACGGCTTTGGCCTAATCCATATGATTGGCGGTCTCGGGAGAGCCGCTACCAGCATCCTACGACAGCTTATCGACGCTGGAACCCTAGCCAACCTCCCTGCCGGTTTTAAGGCCCGTGGAGTGCGTGTACGCAACTCTGACGAGCCACTACAACCTGGAGAGTGGAGGGACATCGACGCCCCTGGAGGAAGCATTAAGGACTCTATTGTTCCGCTTCCGTACAAGGAGCCGTCAGCTACTCTGGCCCAAATGCTTGGTGGGCTGGTTAGTGATGGGCGCAGGTTCACTGCATTAGCCGATCAGCAGATGTCCGATATGAATCAAGAAACGCCTGTAGGAACTACGGTTGCTATGCTAGAGCGTGGGACAAAGGTTATGTCCGCGATTCACAAACGCCTGCACTACGCGCAGAAGTCTGAGTTCAGGCTTCTAGCTCGTATCTTCGCTGAAAACCTACCTCCTGAGTATCCTTATGAGGTTGCAGGCGCTCCTGCTGCGGTTAAGACGCAAGACTTTGATGGTCGGATCGACGTCCTCCCCGTCTCTGATCCGAACATCTTTTCGATGGCACAGCGTGTGACTCTGGCTCAGACTCAACTTCAACTGGCCCAGTCGAACCCGCAAATGCATAACTTACATGCAGCCTATCGGCGGATGTATTTAGCATTAGAGGTGCAGAACATTGACGAGATCCTGCCACCGCCCCCACCACCGCCTCCTCCACAGGACCCAGCGGTAGAGAACGGTGCAATGCTTAACGGTCAATCGCCCGCACCCGCTCCACAACAGGACCATGAGGCTCACATTCAAGCGCACCTGGCGTTGCTTGAGTTCTCGGTTCTTCAGGATGCACCGGCTGTATTGGCTGTGTTGTTCAGTCATATCTTCCAGCATGTCAGCATGAAAGCGCGTGAAATGGTTGATGAAGAGTTAAAGGCCCTAAACGAAGAGGCTATCGAGGGGCAGCAGTCGCAGCAACAGCAACAGCAACAGCTTCAACTTCTAGTGCAAACTGGGGCAATTGACCCTGCAAGTGCGCAACAGATGGCGATGGAGCAACAGCAGCAGCAGGCTCCGCCTCCTCCACAGTTCGAACCTGATCAGATCGAGGCACGGGTTGCTCAGATCGAGGCTGAACTTCTTAAAGAAATCGCACCGTTGATGACCTACAAAGGCGCAGACGCGGAAGATAAAGACCCTCTAGTTGACATTCGGATGCAGGAACTTTCTATTAAAGAAATGGAAGCCCAGCATAAGTTGGCGATTGATCAAGCTAAATTAGAACTTGAAGGCATGAAGATTGAGCAACGTGCCGTCACTGATTCAGCTAGGCTAGAGCTTCAGGAGCAGATCGCAGACGATCGTAGTGATGTTAATCGCGAACGCATCGACGTTCAGCGGCAAGCGTCAGAACAGAGGAACGCTACTTAAAACGGGGAATAACTAAGAACACCAAGGGCCCCTTAAAGTTATGTTAGATCCTGTTTCAGCAATCGCTTTGGCGACTAGCGCCTACAAAGGCATAAAAAAAGCCGTCGAGGTAGGCAAGGAAATTAGTAGCTTTACTGGCGCTATCTCTCAGTTTGCCAAGGCTTCAAGCGATATAGACTTCCTTGAGAAGAAGTCACAAAAGCCATCGCTTTATCATAAGTTGTTTTCCAATACCGAGGCTACGGCTCTCGACATTTGGTCTGCCAAAAAGAAATTAGAGCAACACAGAACCGAATTAAAAAACCATATCTCTTGGACGTATGGGCCTTCGGCTTGGAAAGAAATTGTAAAAATTGAGGCCGAACAGAGAAAGCGGCAAAGGGCGCTGGTGTATGAACGCCAAGAGTTTATAGACAATTTAATTAACGGTATAGTTATAACTGTAATTACTATCATCGGACTTGGAATAGCGGGTGTTGTGATTTATTTTGTAGGGAAGTCTCAAGGCAAGTGGTGATGATACAAAGAGGTAAAAAATACGTTGTATATGACAAACACGAAAAGGTTGTTATAATAACTATAGATAGGCACATTGCAGCCCAGTACGCTAGGAGACAGAAATGACAGAGTTCGATAAAGCAGATCTTGATTCCAATGGCTCCATCGATCGTGCAGAGTTCCGAACTATGTGGAATAAACTTGAACTTGAGGATCGCAAACTTGAAATTGCGGACCAAGATTTAAAACGCAACGCAGAGCGCAGGTTTACAGGATTGGCTTTGATGGGAATGTTAGTCTACCCGTTCATTATTCTGTTGGCTTCTGTATTGGGATTTGACAAAGCGGCCTCACTTATTACAGATATAGCTAGTGTATATGTAATTGCGGCATCTGGAGTTGTTGCGGCGTTTATGGGTTTTAACGCCTATTCCGCTAAATCTGAAAACAAAAAGACTTCTATATCGTATGACAAAGAACAGGGAGATAGGTAATGTCGGACAAGAAAATTAAAAAAGTTATAAAGGGTTTAAAGAAAGCATCCAAGCTACATGCTGGTCAAGCTAAGACATTAACGACAGTGTTGAAGAAAAAGAAGAAATGAGTTTAATTGCTTCTTTAATTGGCCCTGTGTCGGGGATCTTAGACAAGGTAATCCCTGACTCTGACATGAAAGCCAAGCTGGCCCATGAGATAGCGACCATGTCCGATACCCACGCCCAGCAGGCGTTGCTTGCTCAGTTGGAGATCAACAAGGCTGAAGCGGCGTCTGGAAGCTTGTTCAAGGGGGGATGGCGACCCTTCGTGGGGTGGATCTGTGGCTTTGCGCTACTGTACCATTTTATACTCTGCCCGCTTATTATATTTTCGGTAACGCTTTCTGGCGCAGAGATCCCACCGCTACCTGAGTTTGACATGGGTAGCCTTATGACCGTGCTGCTAGGTATGCTTGGAATTGGCGGCTTGAGGACATTTGAAAAACAAAAAGGGCTAACGAAGTAATGTGGGTGCTGGTTTGGATACAGTTAATATCAGGCAAACCCGCAGAGTATTTTCAATTGGGCGTATACGACACCAAGGCTGTTTGTGAACAGGTGTTAGCAAAGGCTGAGATAATGGTAACTCATAACGGGATTGCCGTAGCATGTTTAGGAGTAAAGATATGAAGATGTTTGTAAACTTATACTACAAGATCAGATATAAACTGACGGGCGTTTTATATCACAAGTCCACTAATGTTAATGTTACAGGCCTTACGGGAACTGTAGTCAGCGACCGTTCCAAGAAAAAAGGAAAAAAGAAATGACGTTTAAACTAAGCTCACGAAGCGAGGCCAAGCTGGAGGGTTTAGACCCACGGCTTGTTGCGGTTGTTAAATTAGCCATTCACAAATCAAAGATAGATTTTGGTGTGATCTGTGGCATGAGAACTCTTGATGAACAAAAGGCTCTTGTTGCCAAGGGCGCAAGCCAGACAATGAAGTCTAAGCACCTTCAAGGATATGCCGTTGACCTAATGGCGTATATTGGATCAAGAGCTTCGTGGGAACTAAATCTGTATGACGATATTGCAGATGCGATGGCTGAAGCTGCAAGAGAAGTGGACGTTCCTATTCGGTGGGGCGCGGCATGGACAATTTCAAACATAGCGCAGTTTCACGGTGGCACTATGGAAGATGCCATGAACAGTTATGTCGATGAGCGTAGGACGCAAGGCCGTCGCCCATTCATAGACGGACCGCATTTTGAGCTAATGGTTTAGGTCTCTATTGCCTTTCCAATAAATAACAGTAGTCTGCGTATCAGACAAACTGGGATTTTATAAGAATGGATGAGATATTTATTGCGGAAGCTGTATTCCGCACTATAAGGGACAGAAGAACAGGCGTTGTCGAATTAATGCAGTATGGCAATGTAAAATCAATGGAGCAATATCGTGAGCTTATGGGCAACTTAGAAGCCCTAAATCATGTGGAACAGGAACTCAGGGGCCTGCTAGATAAACAGGAGCGTAGCAATGACTAAAGCGCAAACTATAGACTTGAAAGCAGCACAAGAGGCCGTTGCTGGCCTTGGAAAAGAAAACGTGCTGAATCCCGAAAAGATCGGGGAAAACCTCTTAGAAAGAATGCCCGGCCCAACTGGCTGGAGACTGTTGATTCTTCCGTACCGCGGCAAGGGTCAAACAGAAGGTGGTATATATCTCCCAAACAAAGTTGTTGAAGAGAACGCCGTCTCCACTCAGGTAGGATACGTCCTAAAAGTCGGGGAATTAGCGTATCAGGACTCGGAAAAGTTTCCGAACGGTCCTTGGTGCGCGAAGGGTGATTGGGTGATGTTCGCCCGTTACGCAGGGTCTCGCTTCAGAATTGAAGGCGGCGAGGTCCGAATTTTAAACGACGATGAGATTTTGGCAACAATCCAAAGTCCCGAAGATGTTTTACATTTCTAGGAGTAGAAGATGACTGAAGTAAACCAAATCGAACTTGATTTAGACACGGAAGAAGCAACAACGGTTGACATTGAAGTTACGGATGAGAAGTCTGTTCCGGAAGATGATTCCTTTGACCGTGCTGAAAGTGCAACACAAAAGCGTATTGACCGCCTTACTAAGAAAATGCGTGAAGCGGAGCGTCGTGAAAGCGAAGCTTTAAACTTTGCAAAGCAGGTTCAAGGCGAATCTCAGCAGCTTAAAAGCCGCATGGCTAACTTAGATACGAGTTATGTTAACGAGTATACTAACAGAGTTACCACACAGATGGGTCAGGCAGAGCAAGAGTATGCTCGTGCTATGGAGATGGGCGATAGCCAAGCAGCGGTTGAAGCAAACCGCAAGTTAACATCTCTTTCGATTGAGAATGATCGTGCTTCTCAGGCGAAGATGCAGCAAGAACGTGCAAACGCTCAACGCTCTCAGCAGGCTGCACCACAACAGCAGCA